TTTATCTAATTACGAATCTAACCAATCATCGCAAATATGTTGGAAAGAAATTAGCAAAGTTTTCTAAGACAACATATAAAACTGTCAAGAAAAAAGACGGCACGAAAAAGAAGAAACGTGTTCGTTCTAAAATAGACTCCGACTGGTTGGAATACTACGGATCGTCTATAGAACTAAATAAAGATGTAGAGTCTCTTGGGAAGGAAAACTTCACTCGAGAAATTTTGTACTTTTGTAAATCCAAAGCAGAGTGTTCTTATATCGAAGCACGAGAACAATTTGCGAGAAAAGTATTAGAGAGCACTGACTATTACAATAATAACATTATGTGTCGTATTCACGGATCTCATATTTTAAACAAACTATGACCTATTTACTGTTCGCTGTCGCATTGTCGCTTTCTGCTGTTGCTGCATATTATGCAGTAGCAGGTCTGATCGCCATCTTTGCTGCAGCAGCAATCCCAATTGCTATTATGGGTTCGTTGTTAGAAGCATCGAAACTCGTAGTCGCATCGTGGCTTTATAGATCTTGGAGAGAAATCCCAAGATTTATGAAGGCATACTTCACAGTTGCCCTAATTGTTTTAATGTTACTCACTTCGATGGGCATCTTCGGTTTCTTATCAAAAGCACACTTAGACCAAGCAATTCCTACTGGAGATGTTCAAGCTAAATTGTCGCTGATTGATGAGAAAATTAAAACAGAAAAGGAGAATATAAATGCAGCTCGTACAGCAATTGCGCAATTGGATAAACAGGTTGATCAAACCATCTCAAGAACAGAAGACGCCAGAGGCACAGAGCGTTCCATCGCTATCCGTAGAGGACAGCAAGCCGAACGAAACAAACTCCTCAACGAAATCGGAGCAGCCCAAACCAAAATCGCCAAGTACCAAGAAGAACGTGCGCCAATCGCAGCCGAAGTCCGTAAAGTCGAAGCAGAAGTAGGACCAATTAAATACATTGCTGCACTAATCTATGGTGATAACCCAGATGCTGATTTGCTTGAAAAGGCTGTCCGTTGGGTTATTATCATGATTGTGTTAGTATTTGATCCTCTTGCTGTTCTTATGTTAGTTGCTGCAAACTGGCAACTAAAGAAAGACAAAGACGAACTACCACCTTTAATCGAAAAAGATTGGACTTCGTTCTTTAAAAAAGAACCTGTTGAAACTTATAAAGAAGATCCATGGATTGCTGATGTTGGTGAAAAACCCACAGAGAAAGAAAAGCAAGAAATTAATCTTACAGAAGAGATTAAAGTAGAAGAAAATATAGTCGTAAAATCATCTGATGAAGATGAGATACCAGAGATTAAGATAGACGAACCAACGAAAGATTGGGAACCAGAGTTATATGAACGTGTTAAAAAGATTGAATATGACTCTGCTGGTCGAAGAATAACTCCAGTATCAGAAGAAGAATTAAAACCAACAAAAACTCAAGCATTCCTCAAAAAAGTTCAAGAAACACTTCTAGGTACTAAAAGTATTGAAAAAGAAGTGGAAGAGTTGCAAGATAAACCTAAGAATCCTAAATAATAGTAGACAGCGATCCTGTCATAACTAACAAAAAAGGTTTTTAAAAATGATCAAAAAGTTACTCGTTGGAGTGCTTTTTATCATGGTTTTATCTCCTGCAGTGGCTCAGCCCATTGTGACTGACTCGACATCTAGAAGCACAACAAACTCTACATCAGAAACAACAATCAAATCTCCACCACCTACTGCGGTGGCTCCTGCAATCACAACTATCAATAACGATGTCTGTGCGGTAGCAGCATCGGGCGCAGTTCAAACACAGATTCTTGGTATCTCCATGGGTGGTACAATGCGAGATATGAATTGCGAAAGAATCAAACTAGCAAAAAATCTATTCGATATGGGTATGAAGGTAGCTGCAGTTGCTACATTATGCCAAGATGAGCGTATTTTCACAGCAATGATAGCTGCTGGAACACCTTGCCCAGTTGAGGGTAAAATTGGCGAACAGGCTAGAACAGAATGGGAAAAGCGTGGTGTTTTAGATTCTGTTAAGAAAGAAAATGTTGGACACTATGCAACACGTCCACCTGTTATTAATAGAGACACAGTCTCACAAGAACCCCCAAAGTAAAAAATGAGCAGAATCCAGAAAACGGTAGCAAGATGGGTTGGGGCATTGGTGCTATCATTCTGCTCATTCTCTTACTCTAACGCACAAACTCCAGTTGTAACAAATCCTACATTCTATGATGACACAAATGTGCATGTTCCACTACAATTTGGTTTTCCATTTTATGGTAGAACATTCACAAACTCTTGGATGCATTCTAATGGAGTAGTTTCGTTTTTAGATCCAGCAGTTCCGATTCAAGGATCAACATATAATCCAGGACAGTGGGCATACTGCTGTGAGGGTTTAAATTTAGTTCCTGGAAACACTCAACTTGGACCACAGTTTAATTATATGATTGCTCCACTTTGGACTGACTTATATCCAGTGGCAGCATCAACATTTAGAACTGAAGGTACAACAACTTATCAAAGATACTTTTGGAATAATATTGCTGAAATTAGCAATATGAATAATCTGAACACATTTAGTTTAGAGATTAGACCTACTGGATTTATAGGTGCGACATACAATTTAATTAATATACAAAATCAAAACGTGACAGCTGGTATTACTGGTGATATTTCTCTTGGTCAAATGCAGCAATTTTATTATGGTAGAGGAATTCCTGGAAGTTCTTTACAGAATTGGTCAGTGAATGAAACCATTGCTGATCAATGTACAACTAATCCTTTGTCATCTCCATCATGTCCTGGATACTTTAGTGCTCAATGTACTATCAGTGCATTATATAATCCATCATGTCCTGGATACGCTGCAGCTTATTATAGCCAACAGTGTACACTAAATCCTCTTTATGACGTAAACTGTCCTGGATATGCATCTGCCTATTTGGCATATCAATGTTCGATTAACCCTCTCTATTCTACAACATGTGAGGGATATCAGACTGCACAAAATCAATGTTCAATTAATCCATTAAGTAATATCCTATGTTCAGGATACAGCACAGCTACTCAAGTGTGTTCAAATAATCCATTAACATATTCTTACTGCCCTAATTACACAACAGCACTCGCTTCATGCTCAACTAACCCACAATCAAATAATTTGTGTCCTGGATACAATCCAATATCTTCTACTCCTACAGCTGGTGGTGGTGGCGCAAGTAAAACAGAGGCAGTTGCTTCTATTAGTTCTGATGGTACAGTTTCTACCAGTGTATCAAAAACTGGAGATAGCAATGTAGATAAAGCAATTAGTAGCCCAACAACTTCTACATCTGCAGCAGCTGCTCCTGCAGCACCAGTACAACTAGCACAACCAAGTGGTGGTCCATCTACTACGACAGTTGCTGTTGCTGCTGAACGAAAGCAGGAAAAACAAGAGGAGAAGAAACAAGATGGGAATGCTGGCGGAAGCACTACTCAAAGTGCGCAGAATGCAAGTACTAAATCGGATTCGCAAGGTTCTGGAACTCAAAAAACAGCAAGACAAGAAATTGCTGAGCGAAGAGCAGAAGCAGCAAAACAACAAGCTGTAGAAAAAGGCAAAGAAGCACAAAAGGAAATGGAAACTGCGCAGAACTTTGAAGCACAAAAGGCTGTGCAGAATGTCGTTATTGCAGCAATGGGATTCACTCCAGGATTTGATACTTACGGAAAGGCATTTATACCTGATGGTCGTGGATACCAACCATTTACAATCTACAACAATCAAAGAACTGTAGACAATGCTAGAGTGAGTCGTGGATTATTTGGTGCTACAGATAGATTACATAATGAGATGACAGAATCTCAGTATAAGAGGTAATTATGGAGATAGCGTTTGTTGCTTATTTTTTAGCAGTTATATCTTTGGGTTTATCATTGTATGTCGCATATTTGTTAAGCGAGTTAAAAGATAGATTAAATTTACCAAAAATTAAAAAACCACAACAACGACCATCTACACAAATAAAGCGAGCAAAAGGTCATTGGGATTAAGGAAGTAAAATGCCAGAAGAAATTAAAGACGTCAACAAAAAGATTGACGATGCTCAAGCTGCAGTTAAAAAGTATGCCAGTGCTGATACAGTTATTAGTATTGGTGGTTATGAATTTACACCAGCAAAATTAATGGTAGCATTTACATTAGTGTCCTCTATTCTTGGTGGACTCTATGGCGCATTCGAAGTTTACAAGGACTATCAAGGCATGAAGAAAAAGATTGCTGAGTATGTAAGTCCTGACTTATCTGAGTTGTACAAAAAGATGGAAGTGCTAGATGCTAACACTAGCAAAATGACTGAGTACACAGATAACATTAAAAACGATCTAAAGAACGATGTTCGTAGATTAGAAGGTGTTGTTGAAAACGTAGAAAGATCTACTAAAACAGCACAAAGAGATACTGATTTGGCAATTAAAGAGATCAAACGTGAGAATGATACTACGCTGAATCAAATGAAGCGTGATAATGACGCAACTATTAAAGAAGTGCGTAGATATACTGATCAAAGCGTGAAAGAAGTAAATCAAGAGTTGGTTAGAAACCAAAAAGAGACAACAAGTGAAATTCGTGCATTACGTCGAGAAGTAGATGATAAAATTAAGAAAGCGTTGGACAATCCTCTGTCCAACTAAGGAAGAAGGAAGGTATGGAAGAAAAGGTAGATTTAAACAAGAAGGTAGATGAGTTTGAGTCAAATGTAAAGAAATTTGCTAGCAAAGACACAGTCATTAGCATCGGTGGATATGAGTTTACACCAGCGAAACTAATGGTTGCATTCACTATTGTTTCGTCTATACTCGGTGGTCTGTACGGAGCGTTTGAGGTTTACAAGTCTTATCAAGACATGAAAACAAGAATTGAGAAATACGTTGCCCCAGATCTATCAGAGTTTGATAAGCGTCTAGCTGTGATTGAAGAAAATTCTCAGAAGACAACTGATTACACTCGTGACATTAAAAATGATTTGAAGAATGACATTCGTCGTTTAGAAAAAGTGGTTGAACAAGTTGAGCGTGATAACAAACAGTTGACAAGAGAGACTGAACAAGACATGCGTCAAGTACGCAAAGAAATAGATAATAAAATTCAAAAAGCACTAGACAATCCATTAGCCAAATAATTATAAGGATAAGTCGGGATGAATGATAAAAAATTATTCAAGTGGGTAATACTGTTATTACTGTTACCTATTGGATTGGCGTATTTTGGTGGCGATCGTTTTCGTTATCCATGCCAAGATCCAAAAAATTGGGACAAAGACTTTTGTCAAAAACCACTATGTGATGTGACACGAACATGTCCAGAGCATGTATTTAAGGGTGGTAGAGATCCAAGACTTGGACCTCCACCAGATCAATTACCACAAGGTACACCTAGTGCACCAACACCAACTACAGGAGTGAATTGCAAATGAGCGAACCAGTATTCATGTATACAGAAGAGCAGTTAATGGCTCGTCTAAAATTCTTTATTGGAATTTGTTTAGCACTAACATTAACAGGAATCGTGTTTGTGGTTCTATATTCTATTATTTTCGTGACACAACCATTAAACGCTATTAGTCCTATCGACCAGAAGTTCTTTGAGTTGATCATCCCTATTGCTACATTCTTGACTGGTACTCTATCAGGTATTATGCTTGCAGGTGGTGATAAGGAAGCACAGAAAGAGGCACTAAAGGCAGCAAATGCAGGGTGGACTCGTCCACCATCACCAACTACACCAACACCACCAGCAGGTGGTACTCCACCACGACCAATGGGTGCAGCAATTGGTGGTATGGTAAGTGGAATTGCAAGTGGTGCTACTGGTTTTGGTATGGGTACTCCACCTCAATTAATGACTCAGATGCCAGAACTAGAGCCTGGAGATCCGACTCACAGAAACTTTAGAAATGATTAATCCTTTCGACTTTTGGGTGTGGTGGGCGATACAAGCGTATTACCTACCATACATGGTCATCGGAGGACTTAGTAAGTAAGTACTAACTTACTTTCACGTGCAACCCCTGTTAGATACAGGGGTTTTTTCATGCAAAAAGTTGTTGTCTTTAATTGCAAATTAGGGCATAATAGAAGTATGAAAAGTGAAAAAGGAGTTGCAATGAAAGGTTCTATTCGTCTCGTTATCGGTTTCTTTCTAGTGTTCGGTGCTGTTGGTGGTATGGACACAGTACCTGATGCGTTGTTGGAGCAGGTTGCAGTTGCAATCGTTGGTCTTGGTTTTATGTACTCTGGCACTAAAGCGATGGAGCGTGTATAATGTCTTTTGAAGAAATCAATCTGGTTTGTGTTGAGATTGCACAAGAGGAAGCAGAACAGCGTATGAATGAATACGCTGATGAGTTGGAAGAAGAGTTGCTCAATCTTGAGTTGGAAAAGCAGTATGAGATGATGTCACATGCTTACGAGTTGGAAAACTTTTCTCCCTTTGATACAATTAACAGTTGAGGTGAATATGAAATACGGATTTTATAATGGTAAACAATATGATGAACGACATGGTGGAGCATTCGATCGTGGATCTGCTGATTCTTACTATCATCGTGGTCGTCGTCCACATTACTATGTAGGTGGAACTGGTACAAGTCAAGAAATTACTGATTTGACACCAGAGGAAATTGAAGCATATCATGCTGGTTATGATTACAATGAACAGTATGGTGATAAGAAAGATTGGGGTTAATATGTTGGCTTACTGTGATTACATCGCTAAAGTGATTAGCGACTCTTTGAAGGATGACTCCCTCAAAATGTTCTCACATATTGATAATGTTGGGAAAACTAGATGGGACTTGTCCGATGATGGACAGTTTCTTTCTACAAAGAAAACTCTGTCTGTTGTAGACAGAAATGGTAAAATTTATCGTGTGACTGTTGAGGAAGTTAAATGACAGAGATTTTGAAATGGGTAGGAACTGCACTGACGATTGCTGGTGCAGTTGCTACCGCACTGGCTATTGACCCATTGAATGTGTATTTGTTCAATGCAGGTGCACTGGTGTGGTTGTGGGCTGCAATTCGGATGAAAGAGAAAAGTCTGATTGTAGTGAACGCTGGACTGTTAGCAGTTTATATGTTTGGTGTTTTTTATAGGGTGATGTAATGAATGAGATTGATAAAGAAGTATTGCTAATTGCACAAGAAGAATGTGCAGAAGTAACACAGGCAATTAGTAAAGTTTTTCGATTTGGATTCGACTCTGAACACAAAGGTCGTACCAACAAAGACCGACTCGAAGAAGAAGTTGGTGACTTGGTTTGTATGCTTGATCTAATGCGTGAGAAGGGTTTGATTCGTTGGGAAAACGTGGTTGATGCGTCAGAGAAGAAACGCACTAAACTGAAAACATGGAGTAGCATAAGATGATTCAGATAAATAACCTTTCACAATATGAAGTCGAAATGCTCGATCATATGTGGACTCTGGAAACTGAAGAAGAATTTTTCGAGTGGTATAATTTACTGGATGAGGAAGACCAGAAACTTGCAGATTACTTGCAAGAAATGATCATCCTTGCTCATGCAGAAGAAACGATTGAACAGACACAATATAAAGACGCAAAGGAAGTATTAAAGAAATTTGCTTTACAAAGGTAAACCATGTATAATAAGACTCTCAAACCTAGAAATCCTATTGCAAAGGATCTTCGCACTCCAAAGTATCGCATGCGTACAGTGGAGAGTAAGGTTAAGTACATTCGCAACCCTAAACACAAAAAGGAGTCTTATGAACAGAACGTATGAGATCTATCGAGAAGGTCTGATGAGAACTATTACATTTAAAGAGCATAATGTAGGCACGTCTTATGAGACCATTGAGTTCAGCGTTAAACAAAAACTAACTGACGAAAATGGTAAAGTTATTGTTGATAATGGACACACATACTTCTTTACACAAAGAGAATTTACAGAATTTTTTATGCCAATTGTTAATGATTTGAAAGCGAGACATGATGAAAACAATACCAGCCAATCAAACACCTGAATTTCAAGAATGGTTAAGAGGACTACTCCATGATAACTCTGCAAAAAATTTGTGCGTTGTGTTTACCAAGAAAGATGGTACAGAACGAGAAATGCGATGTACCCTCAGCGAATCAAGAATTCCCTCAGAGAAACAGCCTCAATCGAAAGAGACAAATAGCGAGACTTCTGGATCCGCACTTAGGGTCTTCGATGAAGAAAAACAAGAGTGGAGGTCGTTCCGCTGGGACTCAATCAAAGAAGTGAGATTTGATTTATGATTAACTTGAAACCTACCAATACCAATATTTTGATTATTCTGCTTTTAGCAGTTGCAGTTCTTTTCGGTGCACCAATTGCTTTTATTTGGTCACTGAATACTCTATTTCCTGCATTGGCGATCCCATATACACTTGAAACTTGGTTGGCTGCATTTTTAATTCCGTTGGCATTTAGGGCTAACGTAACTGTGAATAAGGATAAATGATGAACATCACACCTGAACAAAAACAAGATCTGCAGAAAGCAGTGCAAGAAATTTCCAATTCAATGACACGCATGGAAGCAGAGCGTGATTTGATTAAGGAAATTGTAAAAGATCAATCAGATCAACTACAGATTCCAAAGAAAGTTATCTCCAAGATTGCAAAAACTTTTCACAAGCAAAATCTTGCACAAGAAGTTGCAGATCATGAAGAGTTTGTGGAACTGTACGAGAAAGTCACATCGAAATAACCCTACACCCTGTGGGGTTATTTGCAAATAGTTGTTGTCTTTAATTCCCTTTTGATGTATAATATATACTATTAATGGAGGTTACAAACCTATGGCAACAACGAAACGTCGTATTAAAGGTCATGCCATCCTTGCATCCCGCAAGGAAACGATGGCTAATGAACCTAGTGTCACTCTTGACAACTACAACAACAGTCTCAATTCAGCACTGTCATGGTATACAGAGCATGCAACCGAGAAACAACTTCGGAAGTTTGCTCTGGAATACTTTGCCAAACTTGGCAAGAAAGCAGAAGTGCTGGCTATCAACAAAGCAAGCGATTCAGAAATCCGACAGCTGGCAATCATCTGTCGTCTGAAGACTCGTGAGCAATTCCTCACAGACAAGCACGTTGATTTTATCGACAACACTGTTGAAGCACTTGTCGTTAAATACAAAGTCGTTAAGGAGAAGAAAACAGAAGTGGTTAAACCCACTAATGTTATCTCCATTCAGCAACGCATGGATGAGAAAGCACACGAACTCGCTGGTGAGATCGAAGGTGCTATCGATGACTTTGTGTTGTCGAAAGGTAAAACGACATTCTCTGCTAAAAATTATCTGCTGTCACAATCAGTTGCTGCACCCATCGCTAAAAAGATCGGTGAGATGTTTGTTGGATTGCATGACGAACTCGCTGAAGCAATTGATGGTGAGGATGAACAACTCGTTGAGGGTTACTCAAACTTCACGAAGCGAGAGCTAAAAGCATTCCACAAGTTTGTGGGTGAGATTATCACTGACTGCCAACAGACTGTGCAGATTGCTAAAGCGACTCGTGCACCACGTAAGCGTAAAGCGACTCCACCTAGCAAGGTTGTCGGTAAACTGAAGTATATGAAAGAGTTTGCAGAACTTAAACTCAAGTCATGTAAACCAGAGGACATTCTGGCTGCATCAGAACTTTGGGTGTACAATACGAAATATCGTAAGGTGCAAGTCTACAAAGCAGAGATGGGTACTCTTGGTGTCAAAGGCACATCTGTGCTTGGATTCAGCATCAAAGATTCACAGTCATACACACTACGTAAACCAGAAGAATTCTTTAAGAATACTGCAATTGGTAAGCGTGGTTTGAATGCAGCAATTAAGAAACTTACTACAAAACCTACTACGCCAAATGGTCGTATCAATGAAGAGTGTATTCTCCTTGGAGCATTTTAATTATGATTTTAGTTGACTATTCACAGGTGGCACTTGCTGCCATCCTCACTTTCCAGCGAGAACTCAAAGGCACAGAGTCTGAGGTTAAGAATCTCATTCGTCACGTGACTCTTTCTACACTGAAGTCATACAAGAAAAAGTATGGCAAAGAGTATGGAGAACTGGTCGTTTGTTGCGATGGACGTAAATATTGGAGACGAGATGTCTTCGAACATTACAAAGCCAGTCGCAAAAAGATGCGTGATAACTCTGATCTTGATTGGCATCTGATCTTTGATACACTCAACGAGATGCGTCAGGAAATCGCTGAGCACTTTCCATGGCGAGTAATGCATGTGGATCGTGCAGAAGCAGATGATATCATTGCAGTGTTGACTGAGTGGGTGCAGAATAACGATCTGATGAAAGTCGGATTGACTGAAGAGCCACAGAAGATTCTGATTCTATCTTCGGACAAAGACTTCAAGCAGTTGCAGTTGGCTCCATTCTCGTCAGGTAATGTGCGTCAATGGTCACCGATGCAGAAGAAATACATTCAAGCATCAAAGCAGGAAATCATCGACTTCACTGTTGAACATATTGTCAAAGGTGATACAGGAGATGGTATTCCAAACATTCTATCAAAGGATGATGTGTTTGTTACTGGTAATCGACAGACACCAGTAAGTGCCAAACGATTGGCAGAGTTTTTTGAGAAGGGTATTGCTGCATGTCGCACTGATGAAGAAAGACGTAACTGGAGTCGCAACGCTAAGTTGGTTGCATTCGATAACATTCCAGAAGAAGTTAAGAAATCTATTGTTGATGCGTACATAAGTAGTAATCCTAAGGGAGATAAGATGACTGTGATGAATTATCTCATGGAACATCGTTGTCGTTTATTGTTGGACGAAATTGAGGACTTCTAATGAAAAAGTATCTTGTAGAAATGTTGAAAGAGATTAACGAAGATCCGAAATCAATTGACAAATATAAAAGTGAGTTTCTGTTGAAAGCACTATTTGCTCATGCGTTTTTGGATAGTCATAAATGGCTATTACCAGAGGGTGAACCACCATTCAAACCTGCAGCTGAACCGATGGGTATGACGGAAACGAATCTGTATACAGAAGCACGCAGATTATATGTGTTCATGCGACCAGATTTAACTGCTCTAAAAAGAGAAGGTATGTTTATTGGTTTATTGGAAGGTATTCATCCTGACGAAGCGAAAGTAATTATTGCAGTTAAGGATCAGAAGTTGCAAAAACTCTATCCTAAGATTACACACAAACTCGTATCGGATGCAGGATTCATTCCTCCACCTGCAAAGAAAGGTGTTGACAAAAATACTTAATTGTAGTATAATTATATTATGGAAAAGCCTACTAGTGAATTCTTTGCAACATTGGGACAATATGTCTACAAATACATCGACAACGATGGCAAACTGCTTTATGTTGGTAAGGGAAATGGAGATCGTTGCCTTGCACACTTAAAGGACAAGGGATTCTTGCTTCAACACTGCTATATTGTTGCAAGAAATCTCGAGTTGTTCAGTGGTAAAAAAGATGGTGAGTCTTTCCTACTTGAGTCTTATTTGATTGCAACTGAAAACCCCGAAACGAATTCTGTTTCTGGTCACTACAAGGAGTGTTTTATTATGAAGCCATTGTCCTCTATGTTCTCTGAATTTCAGAGCGAACAGTATGATAATTTTGAAAGTCTGCCAGAGTGGTTTACACTAAACTATTCTGTGTTCAAAAATAAGTTGAGAGAGATTAAAATCAATTCTACCTCGACATTCTTTTTGAGCAGCGCACGCAACAACATGTATATGATGTGGTATTGGTCTACAGTAGAATCCAACGAACCAGTTAAAGTAACCTTCGAGTTTAATGCGCAGGAAG